TAACGATGTCAACAATGTTTGCTTCATCGATTTTTTTGATTTTGTAGGTTGCCAAGGGAACATATTTGTTTTTCTTTATATATTAAAAAACAAAAGTTAACTATGACCAATTAAACAAATATAGTGCTATGGTTCATCATCATTTCAAATTCGAAACTATTCCACCCAGTTGACCTTACAACACTTGCTTGTCGTAATTCATCAGTATAACCCCCGAATCTTTCACTGGCTGTCCACGCAAGAATTCTTATACCATAAGCTGCTGTGCTTGACAATACAGCACCAGAGGAAACGGATGTAGCAGAACCATTATAAAATTTATACCCTGAATCAGTGGCATAATCGAAGGTAAACCCAACATGGTCAAAGCCTTGACTCCATACTGCATCATTTAAAACGAATCTGGGATATTGAAAACATTCAAATTTATTGGCATTGAAATTAAAAATTATAGAGTTATAATTACCATTTTTTGTCATTATATACTGACCTAACCCATTGTTAATGCTATATCCAAAATAAGTTAAAGTCATTTTTTGATTTGTATATGGCCTGTTATAATTTGTGATTGGTGAAAATGTTGGCCCAGTACTATTTATAGAAGCAGAAGAACCAAGTTTAGAATCACTGGCTGCCGTATAATATGTAATATTAGACGCAGATGGGGAATAAACACCATTAACACTATCATAGAATGTAGAGTTGCCATTATCTTTAAGGTGTGTAACAAAGTCAAAGCCGTTGCTCCAAACATTGGTTGGTGTTACACTTCCTTCACCAGAAAAATCATAATAAATAGTAGTATTTGATGTAGAAGATAAATTAGTTTTTACCCAAATTTCTGTATTGCCTGTTAAAAAATTAACTATTTCATGGTTTAACAAATTATTATTACTGTCATAAAACCTAAGATTGGAACTGCTCTGAGAAAAATCAGAGGTTGCAAAATTTATTTGCTTAATCAGCAGGGGAAAATCTGTCAAACTTTCTGCAAGTTTGGATTTATTAACTGTGATAGATGATTTGCTACCTACACCTCTTATAATTGCATCAAAACTATTCATAATTATGTTGTGCTTGCTATGGTTACCCAATATTTTATAGTGTCACTTGTACTTATACATAAGACACTTATTGCATTTGTCTTTGAAGCAGTATAAGTCCCAAATACTTTACAGGATGTGCTAAAATTGCACGTTGCTGTTGTACCTGTGCTGCTTATATTCATAGTCAATGTCTTGCCAACTTTTGGATTTGAAAAATCATAAGTAAACCCAGATGTTGTCCCACTCAAATTTTGACTATATAAATCTGTGGTTGTGAAATTTATGGTGGTTGTCCCTGTACTGGTTAATGTAGCACCTGTGACTATATTATAAGTTAACCCCGAATAAGCAGGGTTTCCACCACCACCGCCACTACCATTAGCACTTGCCAATGAAGCATCAGCAGAAATCCTTGATGAAGTTTCACTTGATATGGCTGTGGATAAAGAAGATACTGGTATATTACTTATGGCTGTCGATAATGATAAATCAACAGAATTACGTATGGATGCCTCACCTGATAAAGTTGATGATAACGAGTTATCGGCAGAAATCCTTGACGAAGCTTCACCTGAAATGGAAGTTGATAAAGATATGTCTTCTGAACCTCTTGAAGATATTTCAATAGAAACGGCTGTCGATAATGAGGTAACAGAAGAATCATTTCCAGAAATAGCAGTTGATAATGACATATCCGCAGAGCCTCTTGTGGAAGCCTCAGTAGAAATAATAGTTGACAGCGAAGTATCGGCTGAACTTCTCGTAGAAGCTTCCGAAGAAATAGAAACACTTAGACTATTATCACCCGTCAATCTGTTAAAAGTCTCTCCAGATATAACTGTCTCTAATGAACTTGCATCAAAAGTAAACCCAGAATTTTCAGAGACAAAATCAATCATATCATTATTAAATTCATGAACCTGCATGGCTTTTACAGTACCTGTTGCATTTGTATTCAGATATCTGTCGTTATAATCTTTAAGTTGAGCTGACGTTTTAGCCATGTTTTTATATTTTTATTTTAATTTCAGTATCTATAAACTGTATACTTAGGTTATTATAGCTGTCCTTTTTAAGGTTTTCTATGATATTACGTCTTGTAGCCTGACCATAAATGCCGTTGGTTTCTTTGAAAAGACCACAACCTAAGTCTGTATTGCCCCTGAAATGACCTTTATCACAAGCTACAATTGCAGCTATATGGTTCATACTGGATTTACCCACTAAAAAATCTGAATTTGTTATTATCAAATCGAAATTTTCATCCATCATATAATCTACTCTATCGTTGACCCTCATAGCTAAATATATTTTAATACTATATATTAAAAAATATGCACCACACAAAGTAAAAAATCGTATAGCTAAATAGCCTTCGGCTTAAAAAATAATGACTATGGGTTGGAACAGGAAGAAATTTGGAAGGATATTTGTGGGCATGATGGATATCAAGTTAGTACGCTTGGGAATGTTAGAAGTTTGGATAGAGAAATAATTACAAAACAGGGTAACATTAGAAAATATAAGGGTAGAGTACTATCCCTTATGCCTGACATGAGCAATAAAGGTAATGGTTATTTAGTTGTAAATTTGGGGCGAAAGGCTCTAACAATTAGAGTGCATAAGCTTGTAGCTTTGACATTTTTACTTAATGAATATAATTTGCCAATTATAAATCATAAAAATGGAGTAAAAATTGACAATAAAGTTTCTAACTTGGAGTGGTGTTCTTATAGTCATAACAATAAACATGCCTGTATAACAGGATTACATATTCCACCCAAAGGAGAAGAAGCATATAATCATAAATTAACAAACAAAAAAGTTATATGCATTAAAGAATTGTTAAGCAATAAAAGTTTATCTCAACGGGACATAGCTTGGATGTATAATGTGTCCCAAAGGTTAATAAATAAAATAAATAAGGGTTTAGCGTGGCAACATATTTAATCTTCAACCAATAGTAGTAGCTCATACTTCTTTATCCATTCTAACATCTCTTTATCAATATAAAATTTACTCATTACTTTAATAATCCTGATATTTTTGTAACTAATTGTGTATAGTCAGTCAGCACTCCTACGCCCTGGGTAGCACCATACGCAGCTAAAGCAGTTAAATCTATACTTATTTTCTGAAGTGAACCGTTAATAGTTTCGAGTATTTCCTTCAAACTTGCCACCTGATTCTTCAATTCTATCTTATCTTCAATAGTAATCTGACCCCCATTGTTACCTTTGAGGTCAATAGTATCAGCAGTTACAACATATTCTTTAATTGTATTTTGAATTTTATCGGGTGTGATTCCTATCAAAATATTATCATCAACATCTGTAATATTGTATGTTTCACTCAACTTGGTTGTTAGTGTAGTTCCACTTATATTGATAGTATCAGAACTATATAGGGTTATATTATTAACATCCAGCGCACCTATTATAACAAAAACACGTTTTGAAATAGCTGATAAATATACATAGCTGGATATATTTATAGTTTTATCAGTCACATTTTGTACAGAATGTAACATATAAATATCATTCTGTGTATTTAAGTCAAAATAGGGACTAATCAATTCAACATCATAGCTACCATCGTCATTAGCAACCCTGACAACAGCAACCTTTGTGAAATTTTCAACATTTTGTTGCACAAGTTTCACAATCTGTGCAATAGCATCGAATAAATTTGACTTTTTTTCTATCATATTATTAAGTTACTTTTAACCCAAGTAAAATGTCTTGTCTTAAACCATCTACCTTACTTGTATACTTTACACCATCCACATAATATTTGTTTATTTCATCATCTATTTGGATGGTTAGTTCATCCCCAATTTTACATATAGGATAACCAAACGTTAAAAAAGAACCTGTTTTCATATCGTTGCTGATTATCTTATCCCAGTTTGTTTCCACTATTTTTTTAACTGAACTCTCAGAAAGGGGTGGCAGGTTCAACTCAATAGGTCTATCTTTCTCAGTATTATATTCAACATAACCATCCGATGTATAGGCAACTTTAATCATCTGTGTTGATGAAATAGTTGATTTAGCCTTGATTATATAGGTATCCAGATTATTTAACTGATAATCTATTTTATTATCTATTATATAGAAGTATTCCTTATCATATGGGTAGCTGAATTTGTATTTATTGTATGTATCTGGATATCTTTTGTTGACATATATGACCCCATTATACTCAAAAACATAAATCTGTAATTCTTCTTTAAGAGTTGTTAGGATTTCCATTGGTGTTTTATTACCTTCTGTAAGCCAAGTGCCAGTAAAATCTATATTATCTTCATAAATAACATCAAGAGTCTGTTCATAATCACCCACTACATTACCACATAGCTGCATATAGTTTGTGCTTTCAGATAATATATATGACTCAAATGTCTTTTTTAAGATATCCGATAGTTTAGCATTTTTTAAACTGAAATCTATTCGCTTCATTTTCTTCAATAAATAGGAGTTAGATTCAAGCGAAAATTTGATGAAATTATCATCCATTTTATAGTCTATAAGGTAACCTGTGAAAATAAAGACATCCTCTAAAGATGTGCCATTGTAGACATAGCGTGATTTAATCAGTATTCGGTCGAATAGTTTGAATGATAGATTACCATAACTGAATACATTTGCTTTAACTGAAATATCTTTTCTTGATATAGTAATACTGGCTTGTGAGGGTATTTCTAAATTATTGTTATTAACCTCAAATTCATATACACAACCCAATTTTATACGTTTTTTTGGGTCATCGATATCGCCTACATATACTACATTCTGAACTACAAGCATTAAAATGTTGTTTCTTTTTTCTCTATTTCAACTTCAAATGGAATATAATCTTCATCCCCTAACATAGATATCTGAGCTACATAAATGTTATTAAATGTATCATGTTGTGAAAGGTCAGCCAATTCAGTCCACACTACTTTACAAATATTGAATGTATTATTCAATATGGCAGATGTTATGTAGAACGGCTCTTTTAATGCAAGAAATTGTTGCATTATACGTAGCTGTTCCCAATTGGTATCAAGCGGTCTATTAGCTGCTATATAGAATGACATATCAATATTGAAATCACCATCTGCAATAAACTCTTTAATGGTATGGTCTAAACCAGTTATGATAGTTTTTGTGATTTGTCTTGGTCGTGATATACGATATACCGGACATTCAATTACTAACTTATTACCATCTTTATCCTCGAAATCCACCCATTTATCAGCCAGTGGCATACCATATAAAGAAGATACTCTGAATTCAGTATCCTCAAAATTACCCCCATTATATAATGCTTTGTAATAGCCATCAGTATCTAAGGGCATATTAAACCCTATTAGTTTTTCAATTCCAACTCCTGTTATGGCTTTGAAAGTTGAAAGAGGGTTTAGGTGAAATGTTTGAGCAGCCTTATTAAATACATTCTTCATTATTTCTTACCTTTTTTTATGGGTTTTATTTCTTCCACAATTTCTTCTTTAATGACTTGTGGTGTAATAGTTTCAATTATCGCATTCTCAGAGGGTTTAATCTTATCAACTTCTATTGTATATACTTTTAAAAATTGATTAATAGATAATTCTGTTGTTATATCCTCAAATTTAGCAGAGGGTTTAACTCTTGGCTTTATTTTCTTGTTTGGGTTTAAAATTGAAAATTTCATAGTCTAAAAATATTTTTATTGTTGCTGTAAAGCATAAGAAGCAGTCGCACGTAATACAGCTTCGGTCATTTCAGTTTCAATTTCTCTTGAACCAGCTTGTAGATTATTCATCTCTATCGTTTCGGCTGCTTTAATTGTACCTATATTAATAGTTACCTGTCTTATATTCCTTCTTGTAGACAATTCTGTTGTTACATCATTAAGCTCTTTAGATGGTGTAACATCCAGAGTAGAGGATGTAGATTTGAATTTAGAAAGCTCCCCTTGAACAAGTTTTAATCTTTGTTCATATACCTTCAGAGCTTTGATAGATTCACCCTTCATTAAAGGATTATCCATATTGGTCAACTCACGGTTTGTTTCTTCAATTAATTTCAAATAACCTGACTCCATCAAACCCAGTTGTTCCCTATTAATGGTCTTAATAGATTCAGCCAGTTCATCCGTAGCTTTTTTAGTTTGGTCTATAACAGTAGGGGTATTATCAGGTACTATTTGGGCTTGGGGTATACCATTTAATTGATTTCTTATATCCTCAAATTGTTTATTGGTAGCACCTTCCATAGTATTTCTCAATGTAGAAGGGTCTATTTTTAATTGTTTAGTGATGTCTATTTCAGCATTATTCGGGTACATAAACTTGTACAATTCCTTATTAAGACCTTCGAATTCCTCAGTTGTTTCGGCTGCTTCCTCACGCATGGACATAAGTTTACTTGCCACTGCTGATAGTGCAACTATAAAAACACCTATACCCGTTGTGATAAGGGCTGTACGGAATGCTTTTAATGTTAAGGTTGCATGAGCCGTAGCCATAGCCAATATTTTTTTAGTGGTGGCTACTATTGTCATTACAGTATTATAAGCCATCATAGCCTTCTGAGTTAACCAGATGGTTGTTTTGTATATAAGAAAATATTTTCCAACCGTAAATAATATTCTCATGAACTTTTGAATCTTATCTATATTGTTTGTGAATACAATAGCTATTTTATTCAGGGATTGTAATAAATTATTAATAGCCCCTGAACTGGTTTCTACAAGAGATGCCCTAAATAAATTAACATTATCTACCAGTGTAGACCAACGGCCAGACATAGTTACGCTCATCTTTTCTGACATCTGGTAAAATTTACCACCTTCTGATGTCAGTTCGACAAAAGCATCTGTCACCATTTTTGATGTTATAAGACCCTTTGACATTTCATCCCTTAATTGACCCATAGATTTACCTGTTTTTTCAGATAACCTCTGTAATGGATTTATACCAACATTTATAAGTTGCAAAAGGTCTTGTCCAGTTAATTTACCTGCTGATTGAATTTGACCAAATACCAATGAAATCTGTTGCATTTTAGCTGCATTACCCATAGCTAAATCACCAAGCATCGAAAGAGTTGGAAGTACTTTTTCACCAGAAACATTAAATGCTAAAAGTGTTTGGGCTGCTTTGGCAAGGTCATCGGTCTGATAAGGTGTAGCAGCACCCATTTTACGTATATCTTCAAATAAATTATTTCCCTTATCAACGTCTCCAAGTAATGTTTGGAATGATACACGGGTCTGTTCAAATCCGGCTGCCAGTTCGAAACTACCTTTTATTAACATCCCCATACCAGCAACCCCCGCCATCATAGCAATATTTTTGCCCATATTTGCAAAAGCATTCGAGGTTTTATTTATACGGGAATCAATGGAATTAAAGGTGTTATCAGCATTAGCTTTAACCCTATTGAAGGCTGTATTTTCATTCTGAATTCTAACAAATAGGTCAAATAAGGTTTGCATACTGGAAGTTTGTTTTGTATTATATATTAAAAAAGACGACTATGAATTAGCCGTCTTTTTATTTTGCTGTCGAATTATCCACTGCATCTGAGCATATAATTCAGCAACTTTTTTATCCCCACATTTATCCAAGTATTCTGGACTGACCCCCAGATGATAGATTAATAGTGCCTTTATTTTCAGGTATAGCCCTGCTGGGCTTCTGTGGTCAGCTATACACCTGTTGGCACTTTTTAGTTTTTTTCAAACTCTACGTCTCTCACTTCGATGAATTGACCGATTATAGAAACGCAGCTCGATATAAGGTTTTTATTGGTCTGAAACTCCATATCACCTTCTAACCACAGGGTAGTGATAGCTGTTTGAGTTGCAGTAAATTTTTTATTTGCATACAGTTCAAAAAGGAAATCTAAATCAGCGATATCTGGCTGTCTTAAATACGCTATGAAATGGGTATCGTTTTCATCCTTCATTTCTTCTTTTTTCTTCTTAACTGTAATCTTAATAGGTGGTTCTTGAAGATTATACTTCTTTTGAATTGCTAAATTTGGACTTGCCATATTTTACCGTTTTTATTTTTGATAAAAAAAGCCACCCATAAGAGCAGCTTTTTCTTATTAATCTATATATTAAAAATTAACGTTCTTCTACTGAAGTAAAAATGAAGTCCAAAGTCTTGTAGGTGAACATAGCACCTTCAGCGAATTGGTCACCACCAACCTTAGTAATAGTTACATTGTAAAGGTTAGTTTTTCTTACAAAAGCAAGAGCTGAATAATTAGTAATTGTAATAGTGAAAGGGGGTAAATCAGTCACATCATGCAGAGTTGGGCTTATAGAAGCAGCAGCATCTGTCAATAGTTTATATTCTGATAAACCAAGTTCAATTGAACCAGTGCCTTTTTTTAAGCCCTGTCCAAGGTACTTACCAACTTGTCCCATGCCAGTATCATATTCTTTCTCGGTATTTAATTCCCATGAAAGAGATTTGACATAAAAAAGTGGCTTGCCCATCATTCTAATGTCTGTATCCTTTGCACTGTAAGCTACGCCATTGATGTCAATAGCTCCAGAGTTGTCAAGTACAGCCGATTGTGGATTATATGTTGCCATTAGTTTTTAAAATTATTTTTTATGCCAACGATGCTGCGAAACCAAGTGTTACAGTGATTTCATTTGCAGTAGCGAATGGGACTATCTTAGCAACAACCTGTAAATTAGAAGTTGTTAAAATAGATTGGTCTGGATTAATATAGACTGAAAAGTCTGATAGTTCTCCAGCAGCCTTCATAGCTTTTAAACCAGTTGCTGCTATATCTTCTAACTCGAAACAACGAGCTTCAGCTATTTTACCATCACTTTTTAATTCGATGGGTGCATTAAGTTCCTGACTTAAATACAGGTTAATTCCACGAGCAGCCTTGTTTATAACACGGTTTAATTGGATTGACCTGTAATCATCAGTAACAGCAGTAGCAGTATTAGTATGAGCAAGATAAACTGAACTCGAACCAACCACCTTCTGGAAAGCCATGTAATTCTTATCGTATACGTTAGTAGCCAGATAAGAATCAGCTAAATTTTTAATCAATACACCATTACCTAAAGCGGGGGATGTAGTGATGTTATCATATGTGTAATTTCTGAAATATGCTGCTGATTCCTGTACAGGAGCAGATGCAATAGCACCTAATACAGCACCAACTTCAGGAATAGATATACCTAAAGAAGTATAAAGAGTGGAGTCACCATCTTGACCTACCATAACACTTACGTTACTGTAAGAAGCAGTCTGAAGGTCGGTTAAACCGGAATAATTCAATAAATGTGAATCCATCCCAACAACAGCAACGGCTGGCATTTTTGCAGTTTTACATGCAACTAACTGAGTATTGATATTTGCCAGTACAGTAGTTGATAATGCACGGGTATCGAAAATACCAAACTGTTTAATTGTACCTTCAGTTGCTTTCTGTATAACAGGAAGTTCTGTGTATGTTGAACCAGTAGGGTTATCTAATATAGCCAAGTATAAAAGTCCATCAGATTTCATTTCAAAGAAATTTCCTATCTGATAGTTAATCACAGGGTAAAGAGTTGAAGTGATACCAGCAGCTTCAGCTTGTGGAAGCGAAGTAATTTGTATCATTTTAAACCCGTCATAACTTGTAATACCAGTTATATTGGCTGTGGTGATTCCAGATTGAGCAATTACTAAAGAACTGATATGGTCAGTATTTGTAGCTGTACCAGTCAAAGCCCCATTAGTATAGTTAATTGTTAATTTTGCCATCGTAATCTGTTTATTTTTTTAAAAGATGGGATATCACTACCCCATCTTTATTTATTTTTAGCCAATATTTGCAACAATAGGTATGAAACCTTTTGCATCTTCTCTCATCAAACCACCACCAATTCTAAGAGTTGCAGACATTACATCTGAAGTATAAGTAGGTGAATTTAACTGCATGAACATCTTAGTAGCACCGATTACACGTCCTGTGAAATTAGGGTGATAAATAAATGATGCATAAGAATAAGTAGTTCCGGTTGCACCGAAAGTTACACCTGTTGGTGCAGTAGTTCCTGAAGCAACAGCGTTAACAAGGATGTTAGAGTAATTAGCTTTTACAACTTGAAGACCGTCAATGTAACCTACAACACCTCTTGCAAGCAATTCGGTAGAGATAGATTCTGATGCAGTAAACTGACTAAGAGCTTTTACATCTTTGTACATAGCTGGATGAATTAAAAGAATTCTTCCGTCTGATGGTACATTCTGAAGGTCAAGTAACAGAGAAGCACTGATGATGTCATCATAAGTTATTTTCAAACGAGTACCTGTTCCACCTGTTGGTAAAGTAGCACCAGAAGAACCAGTAGTTTTTACATAAAAACCTGAAGTCCAAGGACAGTCATTTTGCCAGCCATAAAGTACTTTTTCTTTTGCTAAAGATGCAATAGAATCAACGATTTGAGTGCTGATGTCAGCTCTCTTATCATAAGAAAGTTCGTATTGGTCGGTAATAGATACATAGAAAGGGTCAACTTTTAGACCAGCTAAAGTGATTTCTTTTTCTGAGTCGGTTCTAAGACCTGGGGTCAAAGGACGTGAGCCATTATCAACACCTGCTGTAATAGCACCCTGTTGAGGTAAACCATAAGTTTTAGTGTTTTCTGTTCTGAAATTTTTAGAGAAACGAGTGAAATCTTGAACTTCGAAAAGTTGTTTCTGTACTTCGGATTCCCATATTTTGATATTTAAAGCCATCGTGTTATTATTTTGTTTTTATTCCAAACTATACATTTGGATAAGCTTTTTTGTGTATCATACTGTAATATTCAGGATGATAGTTTTTGATTTTTTCAAGAGTTTCTGGGTCTTTACCTAAGAAATCAATTTCATCCCAACCTTCTTTACCTTGTATAAGTTCATTGAGAACTTGGGTGTCAGATTTAGAATTATCAATTAAGGTATTAACGATAGATATTCTCTCAGGGGCAACATCTAAAATAGATTTTACAGTTTCAAAATCCTGTTTGGCTAATTTCAAATATTGGTCTTTCAAAGGCTCAGTTATTTTACCTGACTTAACAGCGTTATTGACAAAATCAATAATGTTTTTTTCAGTCTGTAAAGCAATAGCAGCCTTTAGATTTTCATTCTCAGTTTTAACTGATTCTAACTCGGTATTTACATTATTTAAGTCACTTTCGAATGAAGCTTTAACTGCCTCTAAAGACTCTATTATTGTTTTAGCTTCTTCCAGTTCATTCTGTAATGCGTTATAGGAGTTAGTCAATTCTTCATATTGAGCTTGTATTTCCATAGTTGTATTGTCATTTATTTTTAAATATTCGGATATTTGTCCACCTCTTTGTGCTGTTCCCATTAACTGGGCGGCCACTTTTTGTGGTTCGAATATTTCGTCTACAAAACCAAGTTTTAATGCTTCTTCGGCATCCATCCACTTATCAGTTTTCATCATATCACGTAACTCAGTATCATTAAGACCTGTTTTAGATTGATAGATTGAAAGTATTATGTTATAGGCTTTGTCAAGTTCATCGGATATTTCATCAACATTATTGGGGGTAACCCTTGCAGATAAGGCTGGTTGATGTATCATGAAAGAGGAATTTTTGCTCATTCTTACTTTATCAGCTCCCAGAGCTATAATAGTACCTGCTGATGCAGCCATTCCAAGTATGTTTACTATTGTTTCTTGGGGGTGCTGTTTTAGAATATCGTGTATAAACAGTCCATCATATAAATTACCGCCCTCTGTAAACAGGTTAACGACAAGCTTTTTATCCCTGTTTTTTAAAATATCATTCTTCGCATCCTCACGGGTGTATGAATCACCCCAGAATGAATCACCGATAGTACCAACTATATTGACTTCTACTACATCGGAATTCTTTTTTGCGTTTAAAAAAATGGTTCTTGCCATTAATTATCTTTTGTTTTTATCTATATATTAAAAAAATATAGTAGTTTTTATGTAACTGTAATTGGGTTTAGTGAAAATGCTAAACCGTCACCACGACTGTTACGTATTGTTATGTTATAACTTCCAGCAGCTACATCAGTAAATACATTACTTGTCTGCCAATTAATACCGTCTATACAATACTCCATATCAAGAGGAATACCCGCTTCGGTATAAGAATATGCTGATATAGTTATGGTAGAGCCAGATACCTCAACTGAAGTGAAGAATATAGGAGCTTCCATAGAAGTTAAATCAAAATCTGTATTGAAATCTGTATTAAAATCCCCCTCATATAATGAGTTTGGTGTGGTATACACAGTTTCATCGATAGTAAATGTCCAACCAGAAGAATATGTTGGCCTTACAAAACAAGAATTGTCCTGATATGTATGTGCAAAAGTCAATATAATAACAGAAAATTCATCCGTGTGTGTGACTTCAGTGGTTTGTAAGTGACCCGATTCAAGCCTATAATAATTGGATTCCTGTAAAATAAGATTATTGACAGTAGTGCCGGATAAATATTTGCTTGTGTCCATAGTATTTATAATCCGATTGACATCAGCAGCTACTTCAAACACCTTCAACGAGTCATTTATATTTTTCTTCTTAGTATTAACATTATCTGGCCTTGGAACAAGTATATGGTATCTTACCAGTATTTGACCATACTGAACAGTGTTATTTCTTGTCATTATATTTTGACGAGGGCTAAATTCAACAAATAATGTAGGTTGATTGAATGGTCTTATATTCTGTTCAAGCTGGTTGTACTGGTTTCTGTATAAGTCAATATATTTTACATCGGTATTCTCGGATTCAAATACAGCATTAATAAGCTTATATGTATATAATTCAATCATTATCTGAATGTCTTTATTTTTCGCTGTATAATTCGCATTATAGCAGCAGTCTGGATAGGATGCTCACCTATGAATTGACGTTTTGGTATCTCAATAGAGCCACCTCTTTGTACCTTTAAAGCTGAATTTTTATAAGCTGCTTTTTGTGTCCTTCTATACATTGCCCAAAAAAACTTTGCCTGTGCTGCTGATGGTTTAAATCTTCCCCCTGTATTATGGATATATGCATAAGGTAAGTTCGAATAAAATCTAACATGACCCCTTGAAATACTTGTGCCAATAGACAATCTTAATGCACCTGTTTTAACCAGTATTGGTGAATCTTCTATATTGTCAGCCCATTTATCACCAAAAAATCCTTTCTCTCTGAAGTTCTTATTGGTCAATTCTATGACCTTCCAAGAAGCCTCAGTTAACACTTGGTCGCCCATTGCTCGTACAGCAGCCTGTAAGCGACCAAAACATTGTGATGAATAATTCATATTTCTACCCGCCATTACACATTTTTTAGTTTTGAGTATACCCAGTCAGGTGTACCTTTAAAATAACTTGAATTATCAGCAAATAATTGACCTGAAAAAACAGCATTGCTGCCGGATTTAATTTCTTTAACCGATTTATTCTGGTCTTGTGCCATCTTCTCTACACGCTCCTGTACATTGGTTGAAGTAGCATTTTCCCATACTGGAATTAATCTACATCTGCAATTCCAAGGTGTTGCAGAGGGTGGTGGTGCTAAATATGACCATCGTGGGTCTGATTTAGGTAAAACCAAACCTTCAAGTGCCAAATGTTCATCCCTTACTTTATAATCAGCAGATGTACTATATTGTAATTTAGCATCGGCTGGAAAGCTATGCCAAGAATTAATGTTTAAAATTGAATTTCTTAATGTTCTAATTTCTGTATCCAGCCAAGTCTGAAAATATTTTTGGTTTGTGGTATCAAAAAAATTAGTTAAATCTTCACCTTTTAATACTCCTAAATAATTAGTAATTTCATTAGTATGCTGAAAATTTCGAGCCATATTCCACTTATTTAGGTTAGCCCTTAAATCCGTCAATAATTTCTGATTATCATAGTAGTCAATGTCTATCTTCTCCATGAATTCAGCGTCAAAGTAACTGTTCAGAGTCTTAAAAAGCTCTGGCATCAGGTCTCTTGTAGTCCTGCGACCTAAAATAAAATCATCTTTGTATTGTTCATCAAAGATTCTTTTAAGCTTCTGGGTTAAATTATAATCGATAGGTTGTGTAGACATCTAAAAGAGACATATTTTAGAGTATATATTAAAAAAAGAAACCCATCATTTCTGATGGGTTTTTCTGGTTTTAAAAGTTTGTATTAGGGATATGTTGGGGCGACTTACCCCGAATAATTGAGCTATTTCTTTTTGTGTTTTTTTACCTCTCAATTCTCTTATTTCTACTACTGCTTTATCTGATAATTTACTCATATTGTGAAGTTCACCACTCTTACATCTTCCATTATCATACGCATGTTGTGTATTCTCACTGTGTGTACAGTATTCCAAATTTTGAACTGTATTATCCAGTCGATTAGAGTTTTTATGATTAACACATAATTTTTTATCATTATTGGAAATAAAAGTTTCAGCTACTAATCTATGTACCGATTTATTTTTCTCTGTGTTATCTTTATATAAATGAACAAAAAAATAACCTGTTTTTGTATGGAGTGATAGTGTCTTTATTTTATTTCTAACAACATTATTAACTCTACCTAAATTTGATACCTGATATAACCCTTCATATCCTTCAATATCTTTCCAAATTTCTTCCAACTCATAACTATTCTTTTTTAAACCTAAACTATGTAGTATACGATTTTTGAATTTGTTTGGTGCAGATTACTTCTTAATTTCTGTATCATTATTATTAGCAGAATCTGTTCTATATTTATCAATTTTTACATTATACTTAGCTTCTAAGTAGTCTATATCTAAATCCATATATTGAAGTAATCTTGAATCAATCTCTATTTGTTCAGCCCTTGTAAGCTGCTCTACATCTCCAAATTCAAACTTTATATTTAAATCGATAGGAATAATACCCAGTCTTTTAAGTTTCGGTATCAATGTATTATTAGTAAACCTCTCTATTAATTTAAGGTCATTCTTACGCTTTAATACAGTAATACCCATATGGTTGTTAGATAATGCATATGAGCCATTATTACCTGTTTTTAAGAGACTACTACCCCCGATTATCTCGTTTGCTACTGTTTCATCGCAAACATTGATAAGCTGTACAAACGTTTGGTATGCATCTGTTGAACTTGGTTGTAAGAACTCAACATCATCATTGGTATCCAGTAACATTTTAATTGCACCACCTAATTCTTCAAGTTGCTCCATAAATTCAACTTCCTTGTCCGTGTTTTTAATGGGACTTTTTACTATCATACTTGGAATACCATATGATTCAAGGAATTGAGACCACTGTCCCCAAGCTAATTTTTTATAAATAAGTAGTGGTGCAAGCTTACTTAGCTTACCTAAATTGCGGTTATTCTCAACTATAATTTCGATTATATAGTCATTATTTGCATAACTATATTCACCCACCGAATAATCATATGGTTGTTTTTTTATTGACTGGTATTCAGGTACAACGTGCTTAGAGGGTACTTGTGCAAGGTCTCCTATATTCCACATATCACCGTCTTTAACTATACTTTGAATTTCATAGACTGAGAACCCTTGCAAATCAGCCTCTACATATCCATCCATAATAGAATCAAACCAATAGCTGTTAAATAGCTGTGTGTACTTTTCATCCACCACACCATCTATCTTAGCCTGACGTTCAATGGACTTCAACATCGCTTTTTGTATATTAACCGCAGCATCCAAGAATGCATCCAGCTTTAACTCAGCAAATAAATCAAGTAAATCAAAACGGTTTGGTTTCTTTATATCCCTTGCTGACTGCAATGCGTTACGCCAATCTAAAACAGTCTTTGTACATACTGAATCAGCATATTGGTCAAGACCATTAATCTTGTTTTGTTGTTTTTTAATGATTTCGTTCTTATTGGCTACATAAGTCCTTACCAGTTCCATCGATTGATGAATAATTTCTTGGTTTTTATTGTCGAGTAACACGGGTTTTTCGATATACTCAACCTTCTTCTTGAAGGGTTTAAATAAGTCCATTAATAAGGATATGTTATTTTTGTGTTAGAGGTTGTGTAAATTCGTCTAACTTTTTCTGTATCATCTTTATCCCTTTCTTGTATTTTGGGGGTATATTTTCGATTTTGTAAATCTCTCAGCGTCTCTATTGCCTGTGTATAAGAATCTGTAATATGCTGTGGAACTGAATTTGGAGCTAATCGCTGATATATAGTTTTTAGCATAATACTTATAACTGAATTTAACACCAAATAATCCCTCGTTGAACCAGTCAAAGAGGTCTGTGCAGATAAAGTATAGATAGCGTTCAGATAACCAAATGTGGTATCTAACCCCACCTGTTCCCCGTATTCGAGTATACTATTTGTATATCCTGATGTTAGTCCTGATTCTTCTATCTCTAACAGGTCAGCCAAATCATAACTCGTTATTTGGCA